GTAAATTAACCAAAGAAAGTCTCCTCTCTTTGAGATAAACCTTCACAAAATTGGTCACAAGATACAAATTGTAAATCAAAGTTATAAACTCTAGCTAAATCATTACAATGCTCTAATACATGATTAGATATTTTCTGGTCACCTTTTATAATATACACATTATCATATTTGTATTTTTTATAATATTTCCATATTTTATGTGGTAATTTTTCTTCAACACTACCTACAACATTTTGATTTGTGCAATCTGCATATACTTTACCAAAGTCTGTATCAATTATAAAGTCAATTTCAAATGCAGCTGGTTTTGCTCTTTGATATGCAATATCATTTTCTATCAGATATTGTTCAACAGTATCTTCTAATTTTTTACCGCTTATGTTTACAGGATTATCCAAAGAAACTCTCCAAACTTGCCTGTGGTTCTGCTTTCCAGCCAATCGCATCTAAGATAAATCTCATTGGGTCTAAGAAAGTCTTTTCAAATTGTACTTCATAATCAACATATGGTTTTAATTTAAATTCTGTAGGTAATGTACTGATATAACTAATCACATCAAACTTAAATGGATTGGCCTCTTTCAGTTTAATAAATTTAATCTTGTCGCCATCTTGTATTAAAGGATATTTGTTATGTAGTTTAAACTGTTCGATTTGATGATTGTAAATCAAAGCACCTTTTACATGAATAGGTGTGCCTTTGATGAATATACCACTAGCGCTTCTGTACTTTCTTAGATTGTTACAACTTCTAGGAAAGGCAATCTGTTCTGGTTCTAATTGTAAAAACTCTTTCTTAAAGTTTTCAATAAAATTATGTAAATCAGATTGTTCTTTTGACATAATTATCTTAATCGCTTCTTTAATCTTACCACGACAGACCTGAGGTGTGCTAGACTTGACAGCTTCAATGCCCATTAATTTTAATTTAGGGTCAGCAAGTCTTATGCCTTCTTCGTCTAACACATTCAACATATATCTTTTCTTTGCAACCCAAATACCTTTGTTGGCGATTACTTCTCGTTTCATCACCATAGCATTTTTAAATGCGTTTGAATAATCAGCAAGTTCATCAAAACACTTTTCAATATAAGGTTCTAATTTGTTGTCACAAACTTTACCTAAGAAGTCTGCAATCTGGTCATTTGTTTTACCTTTACAAGTTTTCTCTACAAGTTTACCAAATCGAACATAGATACTATCAGTATCAGATGCAACAATATAATCAACTTCACCATGTGTCTGTAATATATTGTTTAGATATTCATTTACTTTCTTTTCAATAAAACGAATAATAAACTGGCCGGCAGTTGTAATACCACTTGCCTGTCTTACATCATAATATCTAAAGTATTGATTACCAACTGCACCATAAGCTGAGTTCAATGCAATCTTTCTTGCCCATTGAATATTGTGGCATCTTGCAATTTCTTTTTTAAGGTCTGGATTTTTAGTTCTTTCGTATTGTTGTTTTGCTTTCAACATACGCTTTTTATAAATCACTCTTTCATTGTACATCTTCTCCATCATCTCAGGTAGAAAACCTTGACTATCATTTTTAAACTTTGCACCGTTTGGTGTAACACAAGCACCCTCAGTTTTAAGATAGTTAAGTGGTACTTTCATATCAATCATTCTATTTACATTAATACCGTGTGAAGATTCACCAATAATTTTCTCAGGCGAAATATTGTATTGAATAATAATATGTGGATATAGAGAGTTAATATCAAATGAAACAATCCACTTGTGTTGACCAAGTTGTGGTTCTTTTACATAAGCGCCTTCATATTTTGTTTCTTTACTATGTTCTTCTCTTGGAGGTACACATATATTCTTTTGCATTAAATGGTTTGCAATCAATGTGTCCCATACTCGCACTTGTGAAAATATATCATCATAGTTTACTTTTGATTCATATGCAACAGTTAAACTCAAATCAATTAGACCAAGTTTATCTTCTAATGCATCCACAATCTCAACATCTTGGATATTATAATCAACAAATGATTGAAAGTCTTTGGTGTACCAATCTTTAAATGTATCATAAGGCATATCATCTTTACCACGACCAAGTTCTAGTTCACCAATAAAATCTAGTTTATAACTTTCTTGTCGTGTAGGAATAAACCATTTGTACAAGTCAAGGTAATCTAACATTACAATACCATACAATTGATAAACTGTTTGTGCTCTACCTCTTACAGTAATTTCTTCTCTATTGATTAAATTCCAAGGCGACATTCTGTTTGCAACTTTATCACCTGCAATCAGTTTAATTCTATTCATCAAATAAGGTAAATCAAAAAACTTAGTGTTCCAACCTGTGATAATATCTGGATAGTTTTTCAACCAGAATTTCATAAACTCAAACATCAATTGTTTTTCATCTTTACATTTGACATAAGTTACATCTGTACGGTCAGTGTGATAATCACCAACACCCCAAGTTAATATCTGTTTGTTAGATTGATTTTTAACTGTGATACACAATAGTTCTTCAATTGGATTTTCTACATCTGGAAATCCATTTTCACAACTTGTTTCAATATCAAGTGTAAAGATTTTAATGTGGTCTTTATCCCACTCTATCTCTTCAGGATATTCTTGGCCGATATATTGATAATGGTATCTTTCAAGGCCAAAGATAGGTGAGTTTTCAGTTGCAACATCTCGTCTAAATCTACGAGCTGCGTTAATGTCTGTGAATTCAATAGGCTTTAGAAACTGGCCTTGTAGTGTTTTGTATTGTGAGTGTTCTTGTGTTAATGCATAAAGAGTAGGACCAAAGTCTATCTTCTCTTTATAATCTTTACCATTTAAGACACCACGAATTAATAACTTGCCTTTGTGTTCAATTACATTCTTATAAAAGTTCATTCTTTCTCAACTTCACCGTTACATTATTTAAACTATCATCTAATTGTATTTGGCAGGCCAACCTTGACTTGCCTTCAATATAGTCTTTTTCATATTCTAATAAATCTTGTTCTAAAGAGTTTTCTTGTATTTTTAACCTATCACACCATACATCATCCACATAGATATGGCAAGTGCCACACGCTTGACAACCACCACAATCAGCAGGAATTTCTGGTAAATCCAGTTCTTTCGCAGCTTCCATAACGGTATAGCCAACAGGCATATCTACCGAAAGTGTTTCGGTACCTCTTATAAAATTAACTTTTACCATTACGGTAATTTAGTTTCAGTAATTAGTTCTTTGTTTGGTGTTAAAATACTACTTGTATTTGCTTGATATGATTTTAAAATATCATCTTTTGGTTTTACAATTGTAACCACTTTATCTGTGTCAAATGTAATTTTTTCATCTGCCGAATATGGCATATAAGGGGTCATCATTAATTGTACAGGTTGACCTGGTTGATTACGCATTGGTATAATTACAAATGCCTTTTCAACTTCAATCACATCACCTTTTGTTACTTTACCGATAACATCTTCACCGGTAATCATTCTTACTATTTTCACTTCACTCATATTATCTCCTGTTTATTCTATACTATATTTTGTTGTTATCACATACTTTCTTTGAGGGTTAACCATAACATTTAATCTATTCATAAATGCACGGTCAAATAAGATAAGAGTTCTCTCATCTCTATCATCTAAGGTAAATTCTACATCTTTGTAAAAACCACCTGCGAATTCTACATCTAATTTTATTACATATCGGTCTTCATCATAATCTCTTAAGCCACCTACTGAAATTTCTTCTTTACGAATTATATCTGAGGTGATTGTTTTCCCCAATAAAGACCAAGTAATTTTTCTACCATCCACCTTAAACTTGTCAGTGTGTATAACTGGCATACCAGAATTACCTGTATCAAACTTAGCAATAATTTGTCCGAAAGGTTTGATTGTGACCACTTCTTTGTAACCACATTCTGTTGGTACTTTGTATCTATTATCTTTATCAGCAAAGTAACTGATAACAATGTTAGATATATTCTTATCTGTTGCATCTTCAATACCCTCAGTTCCAGGTGATGAATTCACCTCTAACATAAATGGCGGTTCTTTTTCTCTATTCTTACTAGGTATAAAATCAACCGCAGCCCATAA